ATGGGTGGAACCGGAGACGACAACGATATCCGAAGAATAGAAATCGCGTACGATCCGCTGCCTTCCCAGAAACTCTTTCACGAGTCGGAGGCGCGCTTCAAAGGTTTCTCCGGGCCGATCGGGTCGGGCAAGAGCCATGCCCTCTGCCAAGAGGCGATCCGGCTGAGCTACATCAACGCGGGGCGGCTGGGGCTGCTGGGGGCGCCGACTTACCCGATGCTGCGGGATGCGACGCAGGCGACGCTGATCGAGATTCTGGAAGCGAACAAGATCCGGTTCGAGCACAACAAGGCAGAGAACACGCTGACGATCAAGGACACGGGATCGAGGATCCTGTTCCGGCCGGTGGAGGAGTTCGAGCGACTGAGGGGGACGAACCTGGCATGGTTCGGGCTGGACGAACTGACTTACACGCAGGAAGCCGCTTGGCTGCGGCTGGAAGGACGCCTGCGGGACCAGAAGGCGCGGCGGCTGTGCGGATTCGGGGTGTGGACGCCGAAAGGCTACGACTGGGTATACCGCAAGTTTGTGGTGGGCGGGCAGACCGACTACCACACGATCATTGCGAAGCCTTACGAAAACCGGCACGTGCTGAAACAGATTCCGGACTATTACGAACGGCTGAAAAAGAGCTACGACGGGAGGTTCTTCGAGCAGGAAGTCCTGGGGGAGTATCTGGCGATGGAAGGGTCGCGGTGCTATGCCGCGTTCGACCGGGACACTCACGTGGCGGACTTGAAGGCGGACCCGAACCGGCCGCTGCTGTGGGCGCTGGACTTCAATGTGGACCCGATGTCCTCGGTGATCGTGCAGACGATCGGCGAAAAGACGATGGTACTGGACGAAATTGTGATCCGCCACGGAACCACGTACGAGGCATGCGATGAGTTTTTGAAGCGCTACGCAGAGCACCGGAGCGGCGTAGAGGTTCACGGAGACGCCTCGGGGTACGCGCAGCAGACCACGGGAACGTCGGACTACGGGATGATCCGCGGCTACTTCGGGGCTAACTCCAATTTGACGGTGCAGCACCTGGCGGCGCATTCCAATCCGGCGGTGAGGGAGCGGGTCAACCTGATGAACGCGAGGCTGCGGTCGGCGTCGGGCGAAATCAGGATGCTGGTAGATGGCAAGTGCAAGGAATTGATTGCGGACTTCGAGCAGGTGGCCTACAAGACGGACTCCTGCGCGATCGATAAGGACCGGGACCGGCTGCGGACGCACTTATCGGACGCGCTGGGGTATCTGGTATGGGACGAGTACAACACAAGGCAAACCATCGGGGAGCGGACAGTCAGGCTGCTCCACTGAGATCCAAATGCAAAACATCAATCGCGAACATCCGGAATACATCGCGCGGAAGGCGATGTGGAAGCAGTACAGGGACCTTTACGCGGGCGGCGAACGCCTGAGAACAAACGCCTCGGATTACCTGGTGCGGCGGCACAAGGAGCCAGGCGAGATCTACCAGGAGCGGCTGAACCGGGTGTTTTACGAGAACTACATCGGGTCGATCGTGGACTGGTACGCGGCGACGCTGATCCGGCGGGCGCCGGCGGTGGCGATTGAAGGAAACGACGCGGCGGCGAAGGATTACTTCAGCGTGCTGGCGGCGAACTGCGATTTGAAGGACACGAGCCTGAGCGAGTTTTTCCGGCAGCGGTTCGTGCAGGCGATGGTATACGGCTGCTCCTACACGGTGGTGGATTTTCCGCGGGCGAACGGGGCGGCGATGACGCGCGCGGAGGAGGACGCGTCGGGGCGGTCGCGGGCCTACTTGGTGGACTACAGTCCGGAGGAGGTCATCAACTGGAACCACGACGAGACGGGGGGGCTGGAATGGGCGGTGATCCGGACTACGTGCCTGCAGCAATCGAAGGTGACGGACGCGCGATGGGAGAGGGAAACGCGGTGGATTTACTACGACCGCGAGAACTTCCAGATCTACCGGAAGGCCGGCGAAGCAAGCCCGGTGGAGCTGGTGGACGAAGGGCAGCACGGGCTGGCGGCGCTGCGGCGGGTGCCCTTGTTCCGGATGCAGGTATCGGAGGGGCTGTGGCTGACCAACAAGGCGGCGCTGCTGCAACTGGAGCATTTCAATAAGTCGAACGCGCTGGCGTGGGCGCTGACGATGGGGCTGTTCGCGACTCCGGTGGTGTATTCGGATCGGGAATGGAACCAGATTGTAGGGGAGTCGTACTACATCCAACTGGGGCCGCAGGACCGCTTCGGGTGGACGGAGCCGGAGGGGAAAGTTTATCAGATTGCGGCGGACAACCTGGTTCAGCTCAAGGACGAAATTTACCGGGTTTGCTATCTGATGAACCAAGCCGGAACGCCGAGTGGAGGGGACCTGCCGATTTCCGGCATCAGCAAGCAGAGGGACTTCAGCGTGACGCAGGAGGTACTGCGGGCGTATGGAGACGCGGTGAAGGAAAGCATGAAGCAGGTGCTGCGGGCGATTGCGGCGGCGCGGCAGGACGGAGTGACGATCGACGTATCGGGGCTGGACGAATTCGATATCGACGACTACAGCGGGGAGTTGGACGACGCGAAGAAGCTGCTGGATTTGGGAATCGGGTCGGAGACGCTGAAGAAGCAGGTGTTCAAGAATTTGGCGTTCAAGTATTTGTGCGACGCGCGGCAGGAGGTTAAGAACCAGGTGGCGGAGGAGATCGACGGGATGAAGCACGGGGAGTAGGGGGCGGAGAAAGGCCACGGCTTCGCGGGCCGGGCATGCCCGGCCCCTACAGGCGAGGACCGATTTCAGCGGCCGGGTTGGCGATTTCAGATTACACGGAGAGAGCGCCGGTAGGCAACCGGCGCGCAGGATGACATCCTGCCCCACAGAAGAACGCCGGCACGGACGCCGGCGTGGCAGGCTGAAAGCCCACTCCACGGAAGACGCCGGCATGGCAGGGGGCAGACCGGGGACAGACGGATCTGTCCACGCGGCGCAAGAGCGGCGCCTTGGGACAGATTCGTCTGTCCCCTCGACAAAAAGGACAGGAGGGTTATGGAAGGAATAGACGTGCAGGCGATCGTGCGGCAGGCCATCCAGGAGTACGTCAGCAACGAACAGGCCAAGAGCGAACCGGCCCACAAGGCGGAGCTGGAGGAGGAGCGGAAGCGGCGGGAACAACTGGAGCGGAGGCTGAACGAACTGGTGGCGGAGAACAAGCAGAGCCGGAAGCTGGCGGAGGAAGCGGAACGCAGCTCGATGGTACGAGCGGAGCTGCACCGGCTGGGAGTGGCCAAGATCGACCTTGCGTTCAAGGCGGTCAAGGACGAAATCGAGCGGACGGAAGACGGGCGGCTGGTGGCTCGCGGGGAAAGCGGACAGGTGAGTTTGAAGGAGTATCTGTCGGCCTTCGTCGCCGAGAACCCGGAGTTTCTACCGGCTCGTATCGCGGGGGGGACCGGAATGACGGCGACCCTCAAGGCGCCGGCGGAGGGGCGGGAGACGGTGTCTCTCGACCAGATCCGGCCAGGCATGAGCGCGGAAGAGATGCGGCGGGTACGAGAGGAAATCGTGCGCGTGGCATCGCAGACCCTACGGGGGCTGTGAAAGACGAATCAGCACGGGACCGAAAGGCCCGGCGGAAAGAATAGATAGGAGAACGAATGGCAGCAATTACCTCAACAAACGTCGCAAACGCGATTGTGAAGCTGGTGGCGGCGGACGCTTTGCCGGTGCTGGTGGGGAACCTCGTGATGGGGAACCTTGTGAATCGCGACTACGAGCCGGTGCTGGCGAACGCCGGCGATACGGTGAACATCCCGATACCGCCGACCATGGTGGCGAACAACATTCTGAACAACGGCGGGGCGGTGCTGACGCAGAACCCGCCTTTGAACAACGCGGCGATCGTGCTGAATACGCACGCGGAAGCGACTTTCCAGATACCGGACGTGGTTCGGGTGCTGGCAGTGCCGGACCTGCTGAAGCTGTACATGCAGCCTTCGGTGGCGGCGATCGCGCAGAAGATCGAAAGCGATCTGCTGAGCCTGTACGCGGGTTTCAACACGAACCCCGTGGTGGGGACGGCGGGCACGGCGATCACGGAAGCGACCATCGACGCGGCGGAAACGACTCTGTTCCAAGCGATGGTTCCACCGAGCGAAAGGAAGTACATCGTAGTCAACGCCGCGACCTATTCGGCGTGGCGACAGATTCCGCTGTTCGAGGAGTTCCAGACGGCGGGGGCCGCGGGCTTGAACGCGCTGATCGACGGCACGGTAGGGAAGTACAAAGACTTCTACGTGTTCCGTTCGCAGTTCGTGCAGCAGACGGGGACGCCGCCGGCGGTGGTGACGACCCACAACATGGCGTTCACGAAGGACGCGATCGGCCTGGTGATCCGGCGCCTGCCGCAGCCTCTGCCGGGGACCGGCGCGATCGCGGAATACGCGGAGCTGGGCAACTTCGGCATGCGCGTGGTGATGAGTTACCAGCCGAATACAGTGGAGTGCCAAATAAATCACGTTGTAAGATGTTGAAACAACACTATTTGCTCCGCCAGATTTTGGTCTCCAGCGCCTTCCAAGACTCTCCAAGAGCCACCCGAAGAAATTTATGAGAATTCTCGCAACGCCAACCACTAGATTCATATGACCCACATTTCCGACCACGACCTTGAGCGCTACCACATTGGCATGGTTGTGGACGAAGCCGAACTTGCGGCACTCGAAGAACACTACCTTGGTTGCCCGGAGTGCGCCAAACGTGCGGAGGAATCTGCTGACTACGTGGATGCGATCCGGGCGGGAGTCATCGTTGGGGATTTCGATTTGGAGTAACGCACGGCATCCACCAGAATCCCCACCACGCCGCACAGGAAGCTCTCAGCGCCCTTCCGTTGCGTCCGCTGGCATTGACGGGCAACCCCGGCGACGGCAACGCACACAGCGCCCCTACGCCTTTTCCACCCTGATCTTCGCCGCCGCCGATCTGATCGCCGCCACGTATTGCTCCGTGGATTCCAGTCGATCCCGGCACGCAGAACGAAACAGAAGATGCTCTTCCTGTCGCTCTGATTCCGGCGCTGATCAGAGACCACACCAGTTTTCACAATGGCCCAAGAAAGAACACCCTCACCATGTTCATCCCCGGTGGTTGAATACCGGATACGGGAGTACGATAATGAAGGGCGGAGTTTCTGCATGACTCGCAACGTCCGACCCGCACTCCTAACCCTCGCATTGTTGATCTGCGTGGCGCTGATAGCCATCAGTGCATGGAACTACCTGACCGTTTTAAGGCCCGTTTCCGTGGCTAACGGTAACCACAGAATACAGGCATCAGTGCATTATCAACACTACCTCAATCCGTCAGTGCTTTGCTTCAATCTTAAGGAAACCCAAGGCTCAAGCATGATGGATGTGTTTTTGCTTCTCTTGCAGTCTGCCAAGGCACTTAACTCACACAAGTTTACTAAGGTCGAACTGCAATATCGTGGTGACCTACGTTTTATGCTTGATGGTGAATACTTCATTGAGCTTGGAAGCGACAATCAAGACCCCGTGTTCTTGATTACCGGCATGGCGTCACCAATAGGCCAACAGTCCATCGCCACGTTTACTTCACACTTATTCCGAATAGATGGAGCCAAAGCCTTTCCAGAAGCGACTCGCACGTCTGCCTTTAGGACTGGCTTGGCTGGAGCGTTGTCCGACATGACAGATCAAGCAGATGCGTATGGTGATGCACTTGAGCAATTCCGCCAGTTTTACGAACTATGGGTTGCAGACAGACCACAGCCGGGTGCAGACAAACCCAAGCCAAGGGCAAAGCTGACTCAGAAAGAAGAAGAGGAAACCATGCTCAAGGCATTACATCATAATAGGGACGAAGTGTTTGCTCATATGTCTTCGTTGGGAGACTTTACTTGGCAAAAGACTCTACCAGGAATGCGTAACTTGGATTGTTCCATTGCAATAATCGAGAAACACAATCAACAATACCCAAAGTCCATTTGGGAATTGGAGGGCGTGACCTTACGAGATCGGTTGTGGGGACCGCCAACTGATGCACGGAGGTCAAAAGCGAATGACTGTGCCGAAAAGCTGCTGGAAGAGGCGCAGCAGGACATTAACCGGAGCACCCCAAAACGGTAGACTCCCGATGAACGAGTAGCCAGATGGCAACACGCCGTGTGTTTAGAACTAGGGTCGCATGTCCGGGAATCGAAACGGACCTTGGACCGACCGCCAAACAGCATGCGATGGTTGGCACAGTTGTCACACTTCAAAAGGCGTCGATCTCCGAAGTCACTCTTCTGTTAGATGGCAGCGGCGTTGGATATCTCCATGCAGCGATTGGAAGCCAAGTGGCATCTGCGATTGATCGTGGTCTCGTGTTCACTGCTGTCATCGAGAAGGCGTTTCCGAATTATGTAGATACCGGACGGGCGTCGGGAAATGGCAAATTCACACAGGTTGGCGCAACTCTCGACATAAAGGTGGAGTATTTCTTGGAGAAGGGCCAACCAGCTATCGAAACCGAAAGGTGTTGGCGCTGTGTCGAGTCCACAGAGAAGCCGCAGCCGGAGACAGCTAGATCCTTCTTCACGAAGGTAGCCGGGGTGACGTTTGAAGGTCGCCAACGGGTCGTTGCACGATGTTCGGTTGGGGAACCCCTCGTGCTCGTCCGTGATCCAGAGAATCGCTTCGACAAGGGCGCTATAAAGGTGATGCGGTCCAACGGAGAACAACTTGGATTCATTCCAGCGCATGTCACCCGCAACGGCCATTCGAGTGGCCTTGCATTTCGCATGGATCGTGGCGACACTTATCAGTGCCGGATCAGCAATCTCACTGGGAACGGAATGACCTTGGGAGTCAATATTGAGATCAGGGAGGGCGAGTTTGAAGCTGCGGAAGCACCTGCCGATCTAAGCCTAGCGCCCTTAGTGCCCGTTCAGAATATGGTTGGATGGTGGCTGTTCCTAGCCTTTGCCGTGCTGTTGGTGGTTGTCGCCATCGTTACATACACTCACTGACTAGGGTGGCAATGGGGTTGTCATCAACAGTAGGGCCGAGACAGACGATTAGCATGATACGGAGTGTTATGATTACCGATGGAGAACTGCAACTGTTGTTCGAGACCGAAGAGGGTAAGAAGATGGTTCAGAAACTTGCTCAACAGATGGAGCGCATGAGGAAAGCAGTAGCACGCAGTGAGACATTCGGTCATTTTGGGTGGGCGTTCCCGCTGGACATGGAGCCTCATGACTATGTGCGGCTTGCTGAACATGCCACCAACGCCGACACTGTAGACGCTGCCTTTCTGAAGTACTACACCGACCACGACGGTCAAGCGTATAAACGTCTGATCTGCTCTCTCATTGATGAACCTGAACTACAGCAGTGCAGAGGATTCTTGGAGGAAGTTCGGCAATCCTATGACGCTGGTAGGTATCGAGTGTGTGTCGCAGCCCTGTTACCAATGCTCGATCATATCGCTCAGAGAACATGGGATGCTCCTTTGAGCGCCCAAGGCAAAGCCCATAAGTCGTTGGAGCGCAAGATCGGTGTATTGCCTGACTCCCTGACCGATTATCTTTGGAGATCGTTGAGGGCGTTTGTGAATCAAGTATTTGTGCGCTCAACAAAATCGAAGCCACCCGTACTGAACCGGCATTGGATTCTACACGGACGGGGAATATCGGACGGCACTCAGGTGGACTGTTTGCGCCTTCTGCAAGCTATTAGGCTCCTTGAGAGGCTTGTACACATTGGCCGCAAGAACCGCCAGATTGCCGGATGAGACTCAAAAGCAGGAGTCCCTTCGGAATTATAGCCGGGGAAGTTGGGGTAGGGGTGTCAAGGCGGAATTCTTGTCGGTCCCGGCAGGGATGGAAACCGTTTCCGAAAGTTGTTGCGACCAGACATTTGTCGGGAGTCCTGCTCCCTGGAATCTTAGCGGAAGTACCTTTTGGATTTTTTCATCAGGCGGTTTGATCCCTCCCTGGATGCGGGCGGGTCGGCGTAATACGTCTATTGCCGGAAAGGTTCAATCCCAAAAACACTGTCCCGAACGAGGGGAGGGGTGTAGTGGCAACCCGCTGATCGGCGTGACCGTCGCCGCCGTGCCGATGCACTCTTTCCGGTGCTGTACCAAAAAGCAACTCCCGAAAGCTACCCAATTGGCACTGAATCGACGTGGGCCGGAAGGCGTCTCCAGTGGAACTTTTCGATTACGATTATTGACAGACTGATGCAAAGTAGTTTATACTACAAAGTATGCGAGTTGCCTTGTACGCCAGAGTGAGCACGAAGGACAAGGGACAGGACACGGAAAACCAACTGTTGCAGTTGCGGCAGTTCTGCCAGCAGCAGGGTTGGATCATCACTGGCGAATACGTTGACCAGAAGACTGGGCGCACTTCCGACAGGGAAGCCTTCCAGCGCCTTTTCCAGCACGCCTACGAAAAGCGGTACGATCTCTGCCTATTTTGGGCGCTCGACAGGTTTTCGAGAGAGGGCGCTACCGACACGTTGCAGCACCTTCGCAGACTGTCCAATTACGGCGTCCAGTGGAAGAGCTTCACGGAGCAGTACATCGACAGCGCCGGGATGTTCGGTGAGGTCATCATTTCGTTGCTGGCGGTGTTGGCGAAGCAAGAAAGCGTTCGCCGGTCTGAGCGTGCCAGCGCCGCCTATGCCCGTCTAAAATCACAAAATCGCACGGAGCATCTTGGGCGCAAACGCCTTGTAGTTGACCGCTGCAAAATTCTTGAGATGGCGGCTGGCGGCATGTCCACCAGAGCAATTGCGGCCAAAATGAAAATCAGCCATACCAGCATTCACAGAATCGTGCAGGGCGGGGCGTAGGATTGGGCGTCTCCATTTCAATCCGGCACATCGCCATAATCCTGGAAGGCACGCACGTCCAGCGAGACCGGCTCCAGCGATATGCCGGTGTGGAGTTGTACGACATCCACAGACCCGACATCGAAGATCAGATTGATTTGGCTCTCCTAAACGATCTGCACTCGCCTGTCAAGCTGGCCTTCGTGGGTGGCGTCGTTGCGAAGAACATGGCGAGTCTCTACGGCGCAACCTGGATTGCGGACGGGCCTACCGTCAATGACGATCTGCTTCGGTTCTGGCAATTATCCGGCTTCTGAGTCCCGGACATACCTTTCCTGCGTATGTAAGGTTGTCGTTTTTCCAGCAGTGCTAACCATCGCAAACATTTACAGCCCCGGCGCATGGCGCTAGGCTCTGCGTTCTATGCTTGCGGCCCTTCGATCCGTCCAAGATTTCCACAGAAAGGAAAGGCGGGGCCTTTCCTTTCCGATGTTGCCCGACTCGCAACACGCCCTCGTAACAGAAATCAATTCCCGGCTCACCGACACTCCAGAGAGCATTATATGGGTCGGACAGACTCTCACGAAGATGTTTGGGGATCACCTTCCGAAAACAACGTGGAGCGAGTGGGGCATTGATCTCAGTTACCAGGAGGCATCCGACATCCGTTCGCTCTCGCAATGCCCGCTGATTCTCGACAACCTCGACAAACTCCCGCCAAGTCGGTCTACCCTGATTGCGGCGTGGCAACTTGCTTCGACCCGGCCCAAGCTCTTTCAGAGGTCGATTGCGGACGGAACCATCTCGTCAGACACCCTCCGCAGCACTGTCAGGCAGTTAAAGCATTTCGGGAAGGGCTAGAGCGGCTGGAGATGGCCCACAATGGCTGTCCAGTAGCGATACGTTCCGGGTGTTCCGATGCGATGGTTGTTTCGGAAGACGCACACTTTGACAAGCCGTACATCCGCTTCACACCAGACTTTCAGCGATACCTCTGCCGCCGCCCCTGATATACCCATCGCAGGTTGAACCCGGCTATGCAACCAACCAAGCCATATATCCCGGCGTGCGGTGTGGCGATTCTTCCCGTCGCAATGCGGTTCACGGTGGTCTAGGATATCCAAATTGGCGGCGCTGGTGATGCCGTGGCTGCATAGGGTCTTGGCGGGTGGCGCTACACGCATTTTCCAGTGGCCGTGGAAGCGCCTCACCACCTTCCAGGCATCTCAGCCGACCAGACTGCCGACAGACGCTCTGCGGCCCGCCTGGACGCCAGCAAATGCCGTTCCATCGGCTTTGCTGCATGGGTAAATGAGAGTGGTGCTAATTTGTAGGGGAACGTGTGAACATGACTGCCGCCGAACGAGTGAAACATATTTTGCTCTCCACCAAATTGGGGCCGATCACCCTCTTCTTTGGCATCGTGAACGGGAACTGCGAGTGTGGTAAACCGCCGAGCGACAAACACAAGCCGGGCAAACATCCCCGTGCCGGTGGCTGGCAGCACAAGAAATCCACTACTGACCAGACCACAATCCGCCAATGGCTTGGTCAGTATCCAGATGCGAACTTCGCTGCGATCACGGGCATTGACACGGTGGTGCTTGATCTTGATGTTCGCCCCGGTGGACCCGGCAAACCGGCCAAGGATGGCCTTGCGGAACTGGCGAACCTTGAGAACACGGCAGGACAACGGATTCCGCCAACCGTTACCGTTTTCAGCGGCAGTGGCACTGGCGCAAAACACTTATACTTCACGGTTCCTCAGAACGTAGGGCAACTCCAGAAGCCCAAAGGCACGACGGCTATTGACTTCCAACGATCCCGGCAAGCGGTAATCGTTCCCGGTTCCCGTCATGTGAGCGGCCAATTCTACAGTTTTGCTCCCGGACTCTCCCCGGCTGAAATCACGATTGCGGATCTACCTGATTGGCTGCTGGCGCTAATGCGGAAGGATGCTGCCACGATTCGATCCGCCACCATGAACATGAACAACATAGGAACGTTGTTCGATGATCTTCTGAAGATCGGTCCACCACCGGGATCAACGCCGCCTGGACGGCTAAGGTCTGACGAAATCGTGAAGCGCAAAATGAAGTCCGTGCCGATGCGGAAGTATCCCAACGACAGGTCGCACTCCGACTCGCATTGGGCATGGACGCTGGCGAGGAACACCTGTCACCATTGGGATCAATTCCTGCGGATTTGGAAGGACTCACCGATACGCAAGCTGCCTGATACGAAGTGTGGACGGGCAGACTACGAAGCCAGCATTCTGGAGAAGGCGTTCCTGGCGCAAAAGCAGCAATGGGTGTCGAAGTTCAAACAGCGGCCATTGGAGAAAACTGCGAATCCGGCCATCGCCAAGTACATCCGCAAACAAGCTGCCACGCATAGAGAAAGCCCACGCTCCCCAATCACAAAGGCGGTGCTTGCACTCCACGGTCGAAAGCCTGACCTGGACGATAACGGCATTGCACGCACCCTGAACTCCACCGGCACATTCGAGCGGAAAATCACTCGGAACAATGTGAAGCGCATCCGTCATAGCTACGAACATCTTTGGTAAACGCATTCTCCAAGCTGGTCACATCTTCATTTCGGTTCTGTACATTTGGCGTTCCTGATTGGGTACGGAGCTATTCACAGAGTGGGGTGGTTTAGATTACTTAAAGGTAATCATAAGGCACAATTCCAGATCTGCCGAAGGCATCCGAAGGACAATTCAGTTGTGGCTCCAGGCTCGTTCCATTGCTTTCACGTTGGTAACTGCCGAACCCAAAATCTATGTTGCGCTAGATACTGATACCGGAGCAACCGCAACCATGATGACCAGATTCACCCACTGCATGACCTTACGCATCCCGCCCGAACTCGATTCGCTCATTGCGGACGCCGCCCATGACGCACGACTTCCGAAATCCTCGTGGATTAGAGCGGCGATCCACCAGCGGCTTGCACGTGTGCGGCGCACGGAAACGTCGATGCGGGAGCCGGTGCTTCGGTAGCAGGAGGCCCCATGAACGTAGATTTGAAGAACCTAAAGATGACCGACAAAGAGGAACGACTTTTCGATTGGTGCCACGCAAACCTCGAAGAAGAGCAACTTGCCGAAGTCGAAGAAGAAGCACTCGAAATTGCCATGCGTGAGATCAACGCCCCGGAAGCCGCTGAAAAATTGCTGGAGTTGCTGGTAAGGGTGATCGTCCGCAACGCTGAAGAGCAACGCTGTGGCGGTGAAGAATGAGATCGAACCTTCCAACAGCGGCCCCGGCAAGGAGCACGGCGATGAAGAGGCTGCAATTGCGGCTGACTCCCGAAGAGTCGCATGAAGTTGAACTTTGCCTACTCAGTCTGACTGAAGAACAGATCGCAGATTGCCGAGCGAGAATCCTAAAGACCTTGACGGCGGAACTTCAGCAGGAAGATTATGCGGCGCTGCTCGAACAAACGATGGTCTCAATGGTGAAGAGGAATGTCCGTGAACTGCGGCTGGATCGGATTCTCCAGCGTGAAGGATTAAAGGCAGCGAAGCGATCTCCGTCAAAACGAGAGCGCCAAAAACACATGGACGGTGAACAATGAGGAAGAGAACTCTGGCAGCGGCCCCGACGTTGCCCATCGCTGCACCGGCAATTTCACATTCGAGCGTGAAGCCGAAGCGCAACATCAACAAGACCGAAGATCCTGATGAACTTCGGTTATTGAAGCAGATTGTCGAAGAGGCCAAAGCATTCCGCCGACCGGACAGGCGAAAAACGCCGGTACGGTGAGAACTAGCATTACAGCAGCCCCGGCCATTTGTGGCTACAGCAAAGGATACTTTGCAGCTTCTTCTTCGGTGATTTGAATGATCGGAATGACCATACCGTTGATAAACTCGATTTCCCAAATCTCACCGTCGTGCCCAATTACGATTCTTCGGAAGGCTTCACGAAATATCTTCTTCTGTTCATCAAGCGGCAAGCTCGAAAATCCACGAAATTTCTGCGTCAGTTCTTCAACGTCAAGTGACACCTTTTCCGGCTCTGCTTTCAGTTCCTTGCTAAGCTCCATAATCTGCGTTTCGTTCTCGTCAATCATCTTGTCCAGCAACGACTGATCCTTGTACCTGCCAATTCTGGAATAGAGCGTTGCCTTCACCTTCTCAAGTTCTACAATTTGGCGTTTGATGCCTTCCCGGTCAACAGTGACTTCCATTGGTGTGAAACTATTGAGGTAGTCCCGACGTACAAGCATAACGCTTGCCCACTTACTAAGTTTGCCATCAATGTCTTGTTGATGAAAGTGTGGCGCTCCACAAGGAGTATGCTTGTTGTTGTAGCTGGAACACCGATAGTAGAACTTCGTCTTGTTACGGAGCTTGTTGGGCTTCGTGTAGAGTTTCATGCCGCATTGACAATACAATACGCCCTGTCCAAGGAACGGCGATTCATCGCTGTCCCAACTAGCCTTTTGCCGGGTCCAGGTCTTGTGTGCGGCGTCAAGAATCTTCTGTACTGCAACGAAGTCTTCACGTGATACAAGCGGCGGCTCGTGGATGTCCTTATGCAACGTGGGACAGTCAACGCAGTCGAACTTGGCTGGAACAATGACCGGCTCCTTCCGTAGTGCCCGGTAGCCGCCGTACATGGTGCCATCATCACGCAAGCCGTAGCGTTCCCTTTTCCGCAATGACGCCTTTTCGCCAATCCACCAGTGTGAACGAAGCACATTACGAACCACGTTTGGGTTTGGTCTTCCAGCTTTGCCAAATTTCAAGTCACGTGCGATCTTGCTTAACGACTGACCGGCAAGCACACGGCGGAATGCTTCTACAACACGGTCTGAATAGTAATCGTGCGTGTACTCGAAATGCCCAACAACAAGCTCATCCTTGATTCTCGGATGCGGAATGAACTTCACGCCTTCTGGTAGTGGATCGCTTTTGCAGTCGCCGTATCGCCGCCGTTCATTCCTGCCCCATTGGGTGATCTTGATTACCATTTTTCGGAAGGCACCAGCTTCCATTGCCAGATCCATGAAGAGTTTCATGTCACGATCTTTCCGAAGGTCAAGCACGCCTTCTTCGTAGAACATGAGCTTGCCATTCACCCGGAACGGTTTCGAGATGGACAGTTGGTCAACAAACTCAGGACGGAAGAGCCGGGAAACGTCTGCGAACACGATGCCCTGAATCTTTGGGTCTGACAAACGTTCCAGCATCGTCATGAATTTTGGGAACTTGTCAACGGAGGCTCCGCTCAGTCCTTCGTAGCGGTACTCATCGCCTTTCGCTACCTTGAGGTTTTCATCCTTGCAGATTTGAGCGATGGACGCTGTTTGGCGTGGCAATCCGGTCTTGTCAATCTGAGCATTCCCGCTGACACGGAGTAGCGACAGCACTTGGCGTGGCTTATCCATGCTTCCAGGGTATCAAAGTCGTGAGCTAATCGGCAGTCCACCACGCTGGCGCAGCAGTTCACGGTAGACGTGCTGTATGGCTGCGCGGTGTTGAGAAACACTTCGGGCGTGCAGGTGAATACGTAGGAGGGGGACGGGGGACAGGGGACAGACGGACATAGGACCGGGGACAGACGGATCTGTCCACGCGGCGCAAGAACGGCGCCTTGGGACAGATTCGTCTGTCCCCTTGGCGTCTGTCCCCTCGACAAAAGAGGAGAGAAGAAGATGGATCTGACAAGCTACTACCAGAAGATACGAGCGACGGAAGCGGGCATCGCGGACCCTTATCCGGTGATCGTGAGTTTGGAGACGGCCGAGGGCGGCAAGGCAGGAGTGCTGACGGAGGTCACGCGCGACATCGCCGCGAAGATGATTGTGGAAGGGGAAGCCAGCCTGGCCACGAGCGCGGCAGCGACGGCGTTCCGCGCGTCGGTGGGCGCGGCGAAACAGGCAGCCGACCAGGCAGCGGCGGCGGCCAAGGTGCAGTTCTCGGTGCTGACGACAGCCGAGCTGAACAAGCTGAAGGGGGTCGCGGACGCCCTGAGGGACACGGCCTAACGACATGGCTCTTTTTAGGGACGGTCTCGTATCGAGCATGGACGATCTTTCGGCGCAGGATTCGCAACTGCTGGACGTCTCCGCGGCCGAGAATATCGACGTGACGCAAAAGCTGGCTCTGGCGCAGGAAGAAGTGGCGCTGGGGCTCGAAGTACTGCTGACGGGAATGAGTTATCCGGACCCGTTGTGGCCCTCGCAGCAGCCGAGCGTCAGCGGGGTCGTGGTGACGCCGGCGCTGAGGCTCTGGCATAGCTATCGCGCCCTGGAGATGGTCTACGCGGACGCATACAACAGCCAGTTGAACGACCGGTATGCGGGCAAGCGGAACCAGTTCCATTCGATGACGAGCTGGGCTTACGAGAAGCTGGTTCAAATTGGGGTCGGGATTGTACTCGACCCCATCCCCCGGGCCGTCATGCCGACCTTGACGGCAGTGGCGGCCGCATCCACTCCGCTTCCGGACGGAACCTACTACGCGACCATGGCGTGGGCCAACCAAGCCGGCGACGAGGGGGCAAGCGCGGTTCCAAATACCGTCTCGACAACCAGCCAAACGCTGATGGTCCAGCCCATCAATCCGCCGAAAAACGCGGCGGGATGGAACGTGTATTTGGGGAGCGGACCCGATTCGATGTTCCGGCAGAATGGGACGCCGATCGGGACCGCACAGAGCTGGACTCAACCCGGGACGCTGGCGACGACGGGCCGGCGGGCGGGACAGGGGCAAACTCCCAACTACATCAAACCGGTTCCAAGAGTGCTTCGGAGGGGCTAATGACACAGAAGATAGGGAGCGCGATCAGCGACCAGATTATTCAACTGATTGTCGCGCCGGGGGGCGCCAATGCGACGCTGGCGGCGCTTTCGGCGGCGGCGCTGGACCCGGCGCAGGTGCGCGCGCAAAACGTGGCTCCAGACCTGATGGAGCGCAGCGAAACGGTCAACTATCCGGCGGTCAACGTGTATTGCGAAAAGCTGGTGAACGCCTTGAAGGAGAAGTCCCGGAGCTTCTCCGGCTCGGCCCAGATGATGGTGGAGGTGCGGCACTCCGGCGACCGGCTGGAGGGTCTTCAAGACGCGCTGGAACTCTATACGGACGCGGTGACGGAGACGCTGAGCGCGAGCCGCGGCGATTGGGGCAATGGGATGTTCTACGCAGGCGGATACGAGGTATCGTTCGCCGCGGTGAAGCATGGCGGCAGGAATTTCATACAGACGGCGAAGATCGCCCTCGAGATAGGAGTGAGTATCAACTGACATGTCCTCGTACATTTCGTCTAACGCAAACCGATTCTACACGGCATTGGAGAGCGCCTACGGCAACGTAGCGGCGGTCACCTCGACGAACCGGATTCCCGCCTTGAAGCTGGCGGTGGAGCAGCAACTGGAAGTTACCACGCGGAAGGACAAGACAGGCAGCCGGACATTTCCGGGCCTGCCGGCGGGCGGCAGGCTGCGGACCGGCTTCGAGCTTCGCACATTCCTGACAAGCTGGCAGCAGGCGGCGGTAGGGCCTTCCGACAACGCGCCCTCGCCCGATACGGCGCCGGGTCCGGCGTACGGACCGCTATTCCAGGCGGCGCTGGGCGGCGCGCCGCTGGAGTTCGCGGGCGGAACGGTGGCTTCGAGCACGGCAACCGGAAGCCTGGTTTTTCAGGCGGCGCATGGTCTGGCGGCGGGACAGGCGGTCAGTTGCGGCGGAGAGATCCGGTTCGTGGCGGCGATCGCGAGTGCGACCGCCGTGCAGTTGAACGCGCCGTTCACGGTTCTGCCGGCGGCCGGCGCGGCGGTGGCGCCGACGGTCACTTACGTTCCGGCGACGGAGCTGCCGAGCGTGAGCGTCTACGACTACTGGTCGCCGGCGACGGCGGCGCAGAGGCTGCTGTGCGGGGCGGCTATCGACCAGATGGACATCCTGTTGAACGGGGATTATCAAGAATTCCACTTCAGCGGGATCGCGCAGGATTTGCTGGACAGCGGGAGCTTCAGCAGCGGGGAAGGGGCATTGGCGAGCTTCCCGGTGGAACCGGCGCTGGGCGCGTTCGATTACTCGATCGTGCCGGGAAACATGGGCGAGGCGTGGCTGGGCGCGTCGCCCTCGCAGTTCTTCACGATCACCGGGGGGACGGTGACGCTGAAGAACGGGTTGGCCACGCGGGCCAAGGAATTCGGGACGAACCTGCCGCAGGCGATTATGCCAGGGGCGCGCACGGTGACTGCGGCTTTCGAACTCTACAGCATGGACGACAGCGCGACCATCGGGCTTTACCAAGCGGCGCGACAGCAATCGCCCATCAGCGTGATGTTCCAGTTGGGGCAAGCGCAAGGGCTGATGATGGGGGTCAACATGAACAGCGTGATCCCGGAGGTTCCGGAGTTCGAGGACGGGCAGAACCGGCTGCAGTGGAAGTTCCGGGGATCGCGGGCGCAGGGGACCGTGGACAACGAGATCACGGTGGCGTTCGGGTAGAAAGAACTTGACGCGGAGACGCAGAGACGCAGAGAAAAGCGTTTATAAGAGGTTCGGCATGCAGGGTGGATTTGTGGCGCTTACCGCGGGTCGGGCGCAGAGGGAGCGGAGGAATTAGGAATGGGTTTTCTCCGCGTCTCTGCGTCTCCGCGTCGATAATTCAGCGCGGCAACCCGAGGGTCGGGCCCAGAGGGAGCAGAGGAATTAGGAATGGGTTTTCTCCGCGTCTCTGCGTCTCCGCGTCAAGAATTCAGGGCGGCAACCCGAGGGCCGGGAGAGGAGGGAGTGGGTTCATGACTTACGAAAGCGTGAGGGTGGTGGAATCGGCGGTTGCGGCGGGGGTGCGGTACACGGTGGCGAAGATGTCGTTTGCGCGGCGGGTGGACTTGATGCGGCAGGTGCGCGAGTTGGCGCGGCGGATGGAGTTTCTGGAGGCGGGCGGCACCGCAACCGACAAAATGGATGCGGCGCTGCTGCAGAAGGAGATCGACCGGCTTTACCTGACTTGGGGTTTGCGGGAGATTGCGGGTTTGGAGGTGGATGGAGCGGCAGCCACGCCGGAGTCGCTGGCGGGCGCGGGGCCGGAGGATCTCTTTCGAGAAGCGCTGGCCGCGGTGCGGGCGGAGACGGGGTTGAACGAGGCGGAACGAAAAAACTAATTGTCGCCTTCCACTTTCAGTTTTCCAACCAGGCCGGTTGGAAGTGCGACGCCTGCCGGAGATCCGGTCTGGAACAGAAGCGGCGATGCGGATGGCTGGCGCGCCCGGAGGGGACGGGCGCACCGCTGGTGTGGGCGAGGAGGGGCGCCTCGCTCACCACCTGTCCCAGGTCGTACGTGACGGGAGACAGCCTGTCGCTGGTGGAGGAGTTTCTGGTCCGGCGGCGGGTTGGAGGGACGAGCTTCGCGGAGCTGAGCGCCCGTCAAGTGGAGGCGTTCGCGATTCTGGAAAACGAGCTTTCGGCGGAAACAAGAAATGGCCAAGACCACACAAGAGAAGTTGCTCGATAGTTTCATGGAGGCTGCGGGCGGCGAAGGGACAGATGCGTTGGCGGCGCCGTCGGAGACCCGGGAACTGGCGGCGTTGCTGGCGGAAACCGCATCGCAATCGAGCGGCGCAGGCGAGGCCGGGGCATCCTCAGGGGCGCTGCCGGCGTTCGAGAGCGGCATGGCTCCGGGGCCGGCAAAGACCGAACCGGAGGCCGCGTCGAAGACAACCAACAGCGGCGGCGGAGTCACAGCGGGTTCGGTGGCGAAGACGGTTCTGGAGAGCGGGCTCGGTCTGATTCCGTTGATCGGGGGGTTAATCGGGTTATTCAGCGGCGGGGGTTCCGAGTCTCCGGCGCCACTGACGAAGTACGTCATGCCGCCGTCACTCGATTTTCAGGCCGCCGACAGCGGCGGAGCATTGACCAGCGTCAGTTACGACCAAATGGGAACTGCAAGGTCGTTGGGCGGATCTTCGACGAGCGCGGGAGGGTCCGCCGGCAGCGTCTCCAGCGGGGCGGGAGCGGTGGCGACGCCGGCGCAGACCACGGCGAACGCACAGACACTCGATGCGCGGTGGTTCATGGACCATAGCGCGGACATCGCGGCGGCGGTACGAAACGCAATGCTCAATTCCAACTCGATTAACGACGTGGTGAACGATCTATAGCCATGGCGACCTTCCCCAAATTGAAAACCAATGCCGTGATGCAGTATCCGGCGACGCGGAACGTGCGCTATCAAAACCAGGCCTTACGCTTCCTGGACGGGACGGAACAACGCTACCAAGACTGCGCCGGCCCGCTTCACGGATGGGACATTCCGCTCAGCCAACTGGACGAAGGCGAAGTGGCGGCCATCGAGCAGTTCTTCGAGGACAACCAAGGGGCGTTTGGAAACTTCGCATTCACCGATCCCTGGGACGGAACGACGTATCCGAGTTGCAGCCTGGAGACGGACACGCTGCAAACCACGGCCAGCGGAGAGATGGACGGGGCGACGGTACTGAGGGTGGTGGAGAACCGAGGATAGGCATGCTGACGTATCCACAACTTGGAACGGGCGCGCTGAGCCAGTTTCCGATTCGGACCGAACGGCGCGCGCGCACGGTGATGAACGCGGCGTTGGACGGAAGTTCGATCAAACTGGCGGACGCGGCGGGAGCGACGACGGAGTGGGCGTTGAGCTACACGGGCCTGTCGGACGCGGAACTGGCGGCGCTGGAGCAATTCTTCGCCTCCGCGCAAGGCAAGCTGAACGGGTTCACGTTTCTCGACCCGGCGGCGAACCTGCTGGCCTGGAGCGAGGCGCCGGGACAGGCGGCCTGGGCGCTCGATCCGCAGCTTTCGATCACCAGCGGGATCGCGGACCCGGCCGGCGGATTGGCAGCGTGGAGTTTGACGAATAGCGGCGCGGGGCCGCAGACGATCTCGCAAACGCTGGCGGCGCCGGGCGGATACAAGTATTGCCTGAGCGTCTATCTGCGCGCGGCGGCTGCTGCGACGGTTACGATGCTGCTGGGGAGCGGCCAGGCGAGCCAAGCGGTTCAAACGCAATGGAACAGGTTCGTCTTCGCGGGGAGCGGAGACGCGGCGGCGGCCGAGATTTGTTTTGGGTTGCAAATTCCGGCCGCCGCTCAGGTAGAGGTATACGGGATGCAAGCGGAACCGCAGGCGGGGGCATCCGTGTACCAGGTGAGCACAAGCGGCGGAGTCTACCAGAACGCGCGTCTACGGGACGACCAACTGGCGGTCACGACCACGGGCGTAAACCGGCATTCCTGCACGGTGAACATCATCTATGTCAACCATCTATAGTCTGACGGAGCAGGCGATCACGGACACGCCGCTTCTGCTGTTCGATTGCACGCTGGCGAACGGGCATACGGAAAGCTGGTGTACGCACGGAATCACCGTGAATGGCAAGGCGTATGCGGCGCGGGTGCTGGAACACAGCGCGTTCGAGATGCAGCCGGCCTCGGCGCAGGGGGTGGACGGGCTATCGCAGATCTCGATCGTGCTGGCGAACGCGGATTCGTATTTTTCGGAGCTTGAGCAGTCCATCGGTTTCAAGGGCGCGCGGCTGACGGTGAGTTTTCTGATTTACAATCTGCCGAATCAGACGGCGGCGAGCGCCACGGCGGCGCTGTTCCAGGGAATCTGCAATCCGCCGGACGAGATTCTGGAGGCGACGCTCCGGCTGACGGCGATCAACCGGATGAGCTTGCAGAGGGTGCTGCTGCCGCAGGTGCGGATTCAGCGGACGTGCCCGTGGGATTTTCCGGCGACCGCGGAACAGCGCGCGGAAGCGGTCAACGGAGGAAGCAACGGGCAATATTCGCTGTACTACCGCTGCGGGTACTCGGCGGACATTGCGGGCGGCGCGGGAAACCTCGACGGCGGCGTTCCATACACAAGCTGCGGATACACGCGGAGCGACTGCCAGGCGCGGGGGATGTGGGGGAATTTCGGCGGCCTCGAATTCGTGCCGGCGTCCATCCTGGTGCGGCCCGCGGGGGGAAACGTGCAGGCCTCGGCGATCAGCCTGAACACGGCGCTGTACAACGATTTCGTGCCGATGGTGTACGGGACGGCGTGGTACGCGCCCCCCATCGTGTTTGCGCGCAACGACGGCAATCTGACGAGGATGCAAGTCCTGTTGGGGATCGGCGAGATGCAGGCGCCTCTGATCGTTCTGGTCGACGAGGTGCAGATTCCGCTGGGCATCCCCGGCGCCAACATGACGGCTACCGGGTGGTACAACGTCCAAAGCCTCGGACAGCGCACGGGGCAGTTCGACGCCAACTTTCCGGGCGGCGATCCTTACGGAAGCATGGCGTACCTCTCAGTGGTGGTTCCAAACCAGATCAACAATGGGACGACGCTGCCCAGAATCAAGGTGCTGGCGCAAGGGCTGACGATTCCCATTTACGACGCGACAGGCGCGCAGACAGGCGCGCAATTCAGCAACAACCCGGCGTGGATTCTGCTGGACATATTGCGGCGACTCGGCTGGAGCGCGGCGGAGATCGACATTCCAAGCTTCGCGGCGGCGGCGGCGGACTGCGACCAGCAGATCGACGCGGTGGACATCTACGGCAATGCGATCTCGCTCGCCATGTTCCAGTGCAACATGGCGCTGAAGACCAGGAAGAGCGCGGGCGACGTGGCGCGCGGGGTGCGGATTACGGCGCGGCTGTTGTTGACCTACAGCAGCGCGGGTCTGCTGCAGCTTCGCGTGGAGGACGCCATCGCCAACGAGCAGCCCACAAAGCCCGCGTGGTCTAACAGCACAGAGCCCCTCAACGGCGGCTGGCCGAATTACGAGTTTGGAGACGGCAGCACGGGCGTTACGGGAATCCTGCGGCTGCCGAGCGGAGCGCCGAGCGTGCGGGTTTATTCGCGCAGCATGGCGGACACCCCGAACAGTCTCAGCGTGGAGTTCCAGGACTCGCTGAACGATTACCAGCAAGACAGCTACACGGTGGCCGATGCGGACGATGTGACGCTCTGCGGGCAAGAAATTACGGCGAGCCTGAACGCGATTGGGCTTCCGAATAACGACCAGGCGGGGCGCATCCTGCAACTGAACCTGAACAAATCGGTGCTGGGCAACACGTACATCGAATTCCAGACGAGCGTGAAATCGTTCGGGGTGCGGCCGGGCGACATCATCACGGTCACGTACCTCAAAGAAGGATTCACGCGGCAGCCGTTCCGTATTTTGAAAATCGCTCCGGGGATCAATCACCGCGTGACGACGATCACGGCGCAGATTCACGACGACGCCTGGTACGCCGACAGCAACGGGCAGCCCACTTCGGCGACGGGAGGGCGGCGGCAGAGCGACGCGAGCACGGGCGTGCCGCGGCCGCTGATCGGCAGCGTAGTGGACGTCAATGGGAATCTTGAGTTCGGGGTGACCGAGGCGGACGAGATCAACAGCGACGGCTCGGTCCAGGTCACCGTCACGGTGAGTTACGTTCCGCCCGCCACGAGCGCGGAGGCGGGTCCGGGCATCCCCTTTGTGAGCCTGTCGGCGGCAGTGGCGCCCGGTGGAACGCTGGCGAGCGGCCAGGTTCTGTACTACGCGATTTCGGCGCTCGATTCGGCGGGAAATGAAAGCAGGCTATCGTTCCTGGTGACGTCCGGGATTGCCAGCAGCGGAAGCGCGGTTACGCTGACGGGGCTGAGCTTCGATTCGAATACGGCGGCTTTCAACGTCTATCGCGGCAATTCTCCGGCGGAACTGTACCGGATTGCGAGCGGCCAGGCCATCGCGGCCCAATTTACCGACCCGGGGCTTCCGCCGCTGACCATCGCGCCGCCGGACCCGAATTTCGATCATGCGAATTTCTACTGGCGCATGGAACTGCTGCCGGAGACGGCGGCGACCCTGTACTCGGCCAACACGGTGGGCAACGGAACGCTCAACATGATGGCCAATGCGTATAGCGGCATGACGGCGCGGATCACGCGGGGGACCGGGGCGGGACAGGAAGCGACGATCGGGTCAAACACGGCGACCACGCTGACGGTATCGCCGGCGTGGGTGGTAGAGCCGGATGCCACCAGTTACTTCGTGGCGGCGGTGAGCGGCTGGAATCCCGGGGCGACGACCACCAGCGCGACGGCG